TTTAGGACTTGTACCAGTGCTACTTACGTTGCTGAGAGTCTTAGAACTTAAAGTATCGGGTGCTGTAGGGGCGTCATCATAAACCTTCAGTTGAACAGTTCCGGATACTGGAACAACACCTGGATTTGCAAGATCGTGCCTATTGATAGTAAGAGTTAAAGTATCTCTACTACTTCCACTTGTAGTTCCATCTGCCCAAGTATGCTGCAATCTATCTGCAGAAGTACTAGCACCACCACCAACGGTATTACTCGAAATGAAACTATTAGGAGATCCATCACCCCAATCAACTGTATAAGTAGCACCAGAACCAACTTGAGTGGCATTCGTAGTGTTATTATCTAAGTAAAGTGATTGTCCCTCTACAACATATAAATCATTTCCACTAAGTGCGCTTCCGCCAGAAGATGCTCTGAATAGATCGAAGGAAATTGATGGATCAGGTGTATAAACTGTAATGTAGTTTGATCTTGATGCGGTAACAGAGTGTCCTGCACCAGAACCTGAAGTATTTTTTGCAACAACGCTTATGCTAAATGCCCCACCATTTTCTTGATCATAAGTATGGGATGGTGTGGAGTCTGAGGTTGTATCAAGAGCAGTTCCGTCACCCCAATCAATATCAAAACTATTGGCGTTACCGTCATGGAATGTATTCAGTGTGACAGTAAAAGGAGAACCACCAGCAGTAGAATTTGCAGTAAATGCAAGTCCAGTAACTGCGGTGTTTCTAATTACATTTAAAGCAAGTTCATTTAGATCATCGATACTATCACTAACTTTAGTAGAACTATTGAATGTATTTAATGCTGCAGGTGCTGTATAACTTCCATCAGATGGTGTTCCTAATGTTATTGCTGAACCTTCGCCAGCAATAGTAATATCTACTGTATCTGTATCTGCATTGTATGCAAATGTATTGCCTGCGCCAATAAAGTTCAGATTTTGAACGGGGCCTGTGGTGATTACATTTCCTGCTGAATTAATACCAATATTAAATCCACCAGAAGCGGTAACAATACCAGTGATATTTAAATCGGATGAAAATTCAGCACCCCAGGAAAGGTTTCCTGAAGCATCAGTGATTAGGAGTTTTCCTGCCTCGGGAGTTTCAGGAAAAGTATAAGTGGTTACACCACTAAGAGTTGCAGGTGCTCTTAAATTAATACTGTTAGAGCCGTCCTTGTCAACAAGTTTGAACTCTAAAGGATTGGTGCCATCTTCTCTACCCCAATACCTGCCGGAACCATAAAATTGATTCGTAGATAATTCTGACGATATGCCGATGTATAAATCGTATTTGTCAGTGGTAAAGCCAGGTTCACCTACTCTGAGTCCAGGTAGATTAGCAAACGCACCTCTCTTAAACTGAAGTACTGGAGAAGTCATTTAACCTATAATTTTTCTTGTTACTATTTAGATATTTTTAAAACGAGCCTCCATCAAGATCAATCTTATTGTCAAGTTCAATATCAATTTGATTAATAAAGGAATCTGGAAGTTCAGCATCTACTGCTGCGCTAGTAAGAATATTATCCGCAGGAACTAAAACAAATTTTCTCAACGATGCATCATATGTTAGCACGTAATTATCAGATCCAGGCAAATTTGATACAGAAACATCTGCAAGTTCTGAAAGATTTTCCGCCACTAGTGTTTTCTCCTGAGTTACGGTAAATTTTTGCGTTGAAGATCTTCTTACTAAGTAATCTGGCATTTTTTTACCCTATAGTGATATTTATGATATACCTGCAGTAACTAATGCCATTCCTTGAATGACTCTTGTTTTGTTACCACCTGCTGCAGTCAGTAAAATATCATAATAATATCTTCCAGATTCCATTGTCGAAGTAATATCATCAGTCATTGTAAGAGTGATTTTTCCAGTTGAAGATTCAATGGAAGTAGAAAAAGTGTATGCTGTTCCTGCAGTAGGATGCTTTTTTACTTTTGCAACAGCACTAGAATTATTCATACTGAATACGGATCCGTCACTATTTGTGATGGTAAAGGTTGAAGTAAAGTCTGCACCTTGTTCAATTTCTATGTTTACTGCAGGTACTGCCATGACACTTTTTTAACTATTTATTTTCTTTGTTTTGCTTCAATAATTTAGCAAGATCAGCAGTGGAACCAACAAAAAGTGCATTGGTAACATTCGTTGGGCCCTTTGATTGAGATTCTTCCTCAACATCTTTCAATTTCTTCTGTAAATCAAGAAGTTTATCCGTTGCATCAGCAACATTCTTAATTAACTGTCCGGCAACTTCATATGCTCTTGCTTGCTCAGTTTCCTGTGCCAATTCTAAAATGCCATTGACTGCTTCTTGCCCCTTTTCAATCAGAGAATAGAGATTACCTCTAGTGTATTCATAATCTTTTCTAGTATCTGACTTGATTGCATCAACTTCTTTCTGTACCGGTTTTAATTCTTCAGGTTCATTTGATACAATCTCACTAGATACATCAAATGCTTCGTTTAAACTGTCAAAACTCATGATACTGAACCATCAAATCCGAAGTCGTCACCAACCTCAATAAGGGCATCATCAGCATCACTGATAACATTAACTGCAGTGCCACGAACATGTGATCCGGTAATGGTTCCATCTTGTCCTCTTTTTGTAAAGAGTGTGTTACCTTCTTTTCTATCAACATATATCGATTCGTTGTTGATATTAATGTATACATTTTCAGCAATGTTAGTTGCATCGGTAACTTCAATAATATTTGATGTTGTTCCAATATCTTGTGCCAAGTTTGTAACGACGTTTCCGGTATAACTTTGTGTTGCTCTCGGAACGACTGTATAAGTAAGATCTCTGGTTGGTGTAGAAGAATCGTCCTGTACATATCCAACACGAACTTTTTTGATGAGATCTTTGGATGCTTTTGAAGTATCTCCGACAGGGCCAAAAAGATATGTTTTGGCAGTAAATCTTATGGTATAAAGAAGAGAACGTCTTGTACTATAATTTCCTTCATAATCATCCTGCATTGTGATATTTTCAATCACAATTGGAATATCTCTTTTTTCTCCTATTGTATCGACTAAATTAACTGAAAGAGTGTATGCTGGTTGAAAATATGGTAAAATTTGCTCAACAATCTGAAGCATATCATCATTCAACTTGGTGAAGATTGATAATTCAAATGACATATTATAAGGAACCGGCATGTAGGTTTTTCTAATTGCCGTCGCAATACCTACAGTTTGAGTTTTAAATGTCTGAGTGGTAGTTACTTTCCTTGTGCCATCATATTGAAGTCCTGTAAATTCAAAGGACATTCTTGGAAGAGTAATAGACGTTGGTTTATTAAGATCTGGTGATTGCTCAACTCTTGCTAAAAACTTTTGAGTAGGCCCGTATGCTAATGGAACATCGATTTCTTCAATAACGTTACCAGAAGAATCAAGATGCTTGATATCGATTCCATTAAAAAGACTCCCGAACGCAATAATCGTCCGTCTCAGAATTTCATGGTAAAAGTATTCAAACATACAGATGCCTTATGTAACTTTATTTATGGTTAAGGATTCCCAAAAGGATTGGATTCTGAGAAATCTAAGATTCCATCATAAGCAAATGACTGAATGTCATCATTATCTGGATACTTATTGACAGTATTATCATTCTCAACAATTTTGATAACATAAGAAGCACTACTCTCTGCTCCCGTAATAGTTTCTCCAGGTAAAAAGTCACCGGTTGTATTAGAATATGTAAGAATATTGGTGATAGTGTTCCATGTCTTGACTACTCCAGTTACACCGCTTGTAGATCCAGTAATTGTCTCTGTGGGTATAAATGTTCCAACTCCAGCAGTAGGCGGATCAGAAAGTGTTAGGGTAGGAGCAGTTGTATAACCGGAACCAGCATTGGTAATATAAATTGCAGAAACTGTTCCAGCAGCAGATACGACAGCAACACCCTGAGCAGTTGTTCCACCAGCACCTGGACTACTAAATGTTACTGTAGGAGCAGATACATACCCACCACCACCATCAGTAACAGTTACAATACCTACAGTATTATCAGAAATTCTAGTGGTTGCTGCAGCACCAACGCCTGGGTTTGTATTAACACCGACAAAAACAATGCCTGGATTAGTAGTATATCCTGCACCAGGATCAATCATCATGACACCTTGAACTACAGAACCAATTAGTGTTCCATCACAATTAACAATGTCGTCACGTAAGGTAGATATTCCAGTTGCTGTTGTTCCTGAAGTAGGAGATGAAATTGCAACACTGGGTGGATAATTATATTTTTCACCTCTACTGGTAATAATGATCCTACTGACAGCTCCGCTTGCAACTCTTCCAGAGATAGCGGTTGCGGTAGAACCTGATCCAACAAGAGTGAGAGATCTGATATTTCCTTCGGTGTCGAAGGAATCATCGATTTCTGCAATACCAGTATCCAATATTTCATCTTCCCCTCTGAATAGTTCACAGGTTAACTCGTAAACGTAATTTTTTTGCAACTGATAAAAAGGTTTTTCATGCTCAACAAACTTAATTTCAAAAAGTCTGTCGCCAAGTGGAAAATAAATTAAATCACCTTCTTTTGGACGAGTCGCAAGTTCAATCAGAGGTAAATTAGAAATTAATGGCGTGATATAAGTTTCAAATCTTTCTTGAGAAATAATTAATTTAATCTCATTAGTTGCTTGAACTCCAAATTTTGACAATAGAACAGTATTGTCACCATATCCATCGAAATTATCTACATATGCTTCAATTGGATATGACTGATTAAATTCTGATTCAATTACTTCACGAATTATTGAACTTTTTGTTGCATATTGTCTTGGCAAGTAAAAAACTTCAACACCATACATTCTCAACTGTTCATTGATCAAGTCCTGAACAAGACTTTGTTCTCCTTGAGAACCCTGTAAGAAAAAAGGATTTAATACCATCAGCCGATCATGTCAAGTGGTGGAAGTTCGTAAGTATTAGACATTTTTTCCATGATTTTATCTAAATCATTTTGTCCGTCTTCATAAATTTGTCTTCCATTAAGTTCTACTCCACCAGGAAGTTTAACACCTTGAAATTTCATAAGATTTTGTCCCCACTGACGCTTAATCAGGGCAGTTAGATAGGGTTTCAAGAAAGAGTCGTTATAAACTCTTGAATAATCATTAGGATCGACAGTTCTATAACAATCAATAATGATGTAATCTCCTACAGTAAGACTTCCCCAGTCAACATCCAGATATAACCTGTCCATTCTTTGGTTAAATCTAATTTGTTTATGAGTATTAAGAAGAAAATCTAAATCTTCAAGATATGTCTTCGTCATTGCATAAGATAACAACTCAATGTTACCCCAAAAATACACATCATTAAGAAAAAGTTGATATTTAACACTGAACATATTATTTGTTACAGTATTAGAACCATCAAACATGAATAATTTGTTCACACCAATTACTGATGGTGGAACTTGTAGATAATTGCTGTTTTCTTTGTATGAAAATGTAGTCGTTGCCCCATCAATTGTAGATGTGGCAGTGGTGGTTACAATTCCTGCTTGAGTAACAGATGGTGAAGGACTTCTTCCTCTATCAATATCGTTTTGGGTGATTTGATATTTTAAAAATACTTGCCCAACACCATCAAAGTGTCTCTCATGAAAATATTGAATGGCATCATCAACTAAGTCCTCGATTTGCTCGTCAGCAACATTAATTTCGAGAACAG